GGTCGTTCGTTCGCGCCCGCTCCGTCTACCGCCAGCCTGTCAACTCGGTTAACCCTTCTTGCTATTGACAATCATTCGCAATAAGCCCACGATTCACGCACGCCGGTACACTGAGCCCGGCATCCCCCAGCCAGTACCCCGCACACATGACCGACCAGGCAGCCCCGTTCACGGTGGCGATGGCCAAGCGGATCGAGATGTGGCCCCTCGACCGCCTGGTCCCCTACACACGCAACAGCAGGCTCCACAGCCCCGAGCAAGTCGCGCAGGTTGCGGCCAGCATTGTTGAGTTCGGCTTCACCAATCCGATCCTGGTCGACAGCAATGACGGGATCGTTGCCGGTCATGGCCGCCTGGCAGCTGCTCGTGAGCTGGGTCTGGGCGAGGTGCCGGTGGTGGTGCTCGATCACCTGAGTGACCGGCAGAAGCGGGCCTATGTGATCGCTGACAACAAGCTGGCCCTCAACGCCAGCTGGGACGTGGACATGCTGGCGATGGAGGTCGACGCGCTACGGGAGGAGGATTTCAACCTCGACCTGCTCGGGTTCAGCGATGAGGAGCTAAAGGGCCTGGCAGAGGATGGCTGGGCCAGTGACATCGAGGCGGTGCAGAAGCACGAGGAAAACCTCGACGGCATCCAAAGCAAGATCGTGGTGAAGCTTGACGGCACCTACAAGGACGAGGTGGTCGAGGCGATCAGGATGTATTGCGACGGTCACGCCATCAGCGTGGAGATTGGATGAGCCACCCGCTCAACCTGCTGGTGGCCTATCCCTACATGCAGGGGCAGCTCCAGGTGCTGCGCGACAACGCGGACATCCTGCGACTGCTGGTCGACTCAGGTGCCTTTACCGCATGGAAGGCCGGCAAGCAGATTGAGCTGGATAACTACTGCCGGTTCCTGGAGCAGCTGCCGGTGGAGCCCTGGCGCTATTTCACGCTCGACGTGGTGGGTGACCCTGAGGGCACACTGCGCAACTACGAGACCATGCTCAAGCGTGGGTTCAAGCCGGTGCCGATCCTCACCAGGGGCGAGGATCCCAGCGTGCTGGAGGACTACTACAAGACCAGCGACGTGGTGGGCATTGGCGGCCTGGTGGGCACCTCAGGGAACCGGGGCTTCGTGCGGGGCATCATGCGACACGTCGGTAAGCGCAAGGTCCACTGGCTTGGCTTTACGGCGTTTGATTTCGTGAAGGTCTACCGGCCTTACATGTGCGACAGCAGTAGCTGGACCTCAGGCTCACGCTTCGGAACCTTTGATCTCTACATGGGGCGAGGCCGGATGCAAAAGCTCACGAAAGCGGAGATGGCACAAAAGCCATCGGCTGAGATTCTCGACCGCGTGAGGTTCTACGGCTTTGATCCTGCTGGTCTCGGTATCAAGGAGAACTGGCACGGAGGGCGCACCTACAACAGGATTCTGGGGGGCTATTCTCACGTCCATCTCTCCCACGACATCGAGCAGAAGCTAGGCACCAAGCAGTTTCTCGCATCAACAACCGGCCTTGAGACGTCAATTCTGTTCGACGGCCGACGCAAACTCAACGAGCACCTAACACCATGAAAGCAGTCGCCATCGTTTCAGGGGGCATGGACAGCGTGACCCTCGCCTACTGGCTCAAGGCACAGGGCTATGACCTCCATTTGGTGAGCTTCGACTACGGCCAACGCCACAGCCGGGAGCTGGAGTGCGCCAAGCACCAGGCCCAGCTGCTCGGCGCAGAGCACACCGTCATCGACATCAGCGGGATCCGCCCGTTGCTCAAGGGCTCAGCACTCACCGACGAGGTGGCGGTGCCCCACGGCCACTACGCCGAGGAGTCGATGCGGCTGACGGTGGTGCCCAACCGCAACGCCATCATGCTGAGCGTCGCCTGGGGGCTGGCCTGCTCCAGCGAGGCGGACGTACTGGCCTGTGGTGTCCACGCGGGCGATCACTTCATCTACCCCGACTGCCGACCGGAGTTCATCGAGGAGCTGGGCCAGGCGCTGCTCACCGGCACGGTCGGTCACCGGCTGGAGGGGCTGAGCCTGATCGCCCCGTTCGTGGACAAGACCAAGACCGACATCGCAGCCATCGGTGGTGAGCTGGGCGTGCCGTTCGAGCACACCTGGACCTGCTACGAAGGCGGCGAGGTGCATTGCGGCAAGTGCGGTAGCTGCACCGAGCGCAAAGAGGCGTTCCGCGACAGCGGCGTGCCGGATCCCACCACCTATGCAGCCTGAGGCTCCATGAAACCATCTGACACGATCCGCGAGCGCCTGCTCGCTGCCGGGGCACCGTACCTGGCGAATGACAACATCGCCCCGCACGTTGAGCCCGGCGAGCTGGGCCAGCTTGAGATCGAGGTGGCCGACCGTGTTGAGGATCTCCTGCGTGCGCTGGTGATCGACGTGGACAACGACCACAACACCAGGGGCACCGCTGAGCGCGTGGCGCGGATGTATTTGCACGAGGTGTTCAAGGGTCGCTATCACGCACCGCCCAAGATCACCGACTTCCCGAACGCCAAGCAGCTCGACCAGGTTTACAGCGTGGGGCCGATCACGGTGCGCAGTGCCTGCTCGCATCACCTGGTGCCGATCCTGGGTCAGTGCTGGATCGGGGTGAAACCGAGCGAGCGCGTGATCGGGCTGTCGAAGTTCAACCGCCTGTGCGAGTGGGTGTTCAGCCGCCCGCACATTCAGGAAGAAGCAGTGATGATCCTGGCTGATGAGATCGAGCGGCTGGTGAAACCCGTTGGCCTGATCGTGATCGTCAAAGCACAGCACTACTGCATGAAGTGGCGCGGTGTTCGAGAGCCCGACACCAACATGGTGACAAGTGTGGTGCGTGGTGAGTTCCGCGAGAAGCCGCACATGAAAGGCGAGTTCCTGAAGCTGATCGAGCTGCGATGACCTACACCAGCACCAAGACCTACGGGCACGCCGTTGGCCTTAGCTGTGCCTTCAGGCAGTGGCGGGCAAAGCACTCCCATTGCCAGTACCTGCACGGCTACGCCCTATCGGTGCGGCTTGAGTTCGAGACCGAAGACCTCGACTCACGCAACTGGGTGGTGGACTTCGGTGGGCTCAAGGAGCTGAAGGGCAAGCTGGAGCGGACGTTCGATCACAAGACCGTCGTTGCCCATGACGATCCCCTGATGGACTGGTTCGTCAAGGGTGAGGAGCTGGGCCTGCTCGATCTGGTGATCCTCGACGACGTGGGCTGTGAGCGGTTCGCTGAGCATGTCTACCACCTGGCGGACAACTGGCTCCACGCCAACGACTACGCTCCCCGGTGTCGTGTCTCCCTGGTGGAGGTGCGCGAGCACGGTGCCAACTCCGCCATCTTCAGGCCATGAGGCTGCTGACCTGGGATCAATTCGACGAGGCGGTCTACCGGATCGCCAACATGTACGAGGGCCGGGCGTTCAACGGGGTCTATGGCTTTCCCCGTGGCGGCCTGTGCCTTGCGGTGGCGCTGAGTCACCACATGGGCCTGCCGCTGCTACATGAGATCGAGCCTGACTGCCTGGTGGTGGATGACATCTACGAGACCGGGGTGACCATGAGCCGCGCTCTGGAGGCGGAGGGCTGCGAGTGCGTGGTCTGGATCTCGAAGGCTGCGCCAACATGGTGGCGGGCGGTTGAGGTCGAGGAGACCCCTGACTGGATCGTCTTCCCCTGGGAGAACCCAACCCAGGCCAAAGCAGATGAGGAGGCTTACCGTGCTTCGCGTGAATGAGATGTTCCCCACGATCCAAGGGGAAGCCAACTGGACCGGAACGCCTAGCACCTTCATCAGGCTGCAAGGCTGCCCGGTTGGGTGCTCCTGGTGCGACACCAAGCACACCTGGACCGTGAGCCCGCGCAAGCAGGTGAGCATCGAGGAGATGCTGGCAAAGGTCGACAGCGCACCGACCTGGGCCGAGATGAGCGAGACGGAGGTGATGACGGCAGCGTCAACGATGGGACCACGGCATTTCGTGATCACAGGCGGTGAGCCCTGCTCCTATGACCTGTTCCTGTTGACCGCCAACCTCAAGACCCTGGGCGGGGTGCAGGTGGAGACCAGCGGCACACACGAGGTCAAGGTGGTGCCGGGCACCTGGGTGACGGTGAGCCCCAAGATCGGCATGGCCGGTGGTCTTGAGGTGCGTGGCGATGCCATGCAGCGAGCCGATGAGATTAAGTTCCCGGTGGAGACCGCCGAGGACATCGAGCGGCTGGAGGAGCTGCTGGGCCAGCATCCCGCCAATGGCCGGCTGGTGTGGCTGCAACCCGTGAGCCAGGGCGCTGAGGCAACCGAGCTGTGCCTGGAGGCGTGTCGCCGGAACAGGTGGAGGCTTAGCCTTCAGACCCACAAATACGCGGGTCTCCGGTAAGGCATGAACGCCGCAGAGTACGCCCGCCACCGAGGCGTCAGCAGGCAACAGGTCACCAACTACATCAAGACGGGAAAGATCACAGTCGAGCGTGTTGGCGCTGGCTACCGGATTGACCCTGCTGTTGCTGATGCCGAGCTAGACCGCAACCTGAACCAGGGCTGGGGAGGTCGTGGTGGTGGGCCTGCTGGGCGAGACCTGGAGCCATCAACGCCCAAGGCGACCACCGCCGCTGCGCCACCGCAGACGGGCATCCCCTCCTACGCCGACAGCCGGGCGATCCGCGAGCGTTACGCCGCGATGATCCTGCGGCTGGAGTATGAGGAGAAGTCGGGCAAGCTGGTCGAAAAGGGTGAGCTGAAGCTCAAGCTGGCCAAGCTGCACATGGCGGTGCGCGATGCCCTGCGGACGATCCCCGACCGGGTTGCACCTATCCTGGCTGCCGAGACCGACCAGGCAAAGATCCACGCGATGCTGCTGAAGGAGATAGGGCAAGCCCTGGAGGGGCTGGGCGATGCAGTCGGCCGTTGACGAGCTGATCCAGCAGTGCATCGAGGCGCTGCGGTTTGAGGCTGAGCTAACGGTGAGCGAGTGGGCGGACACCCATCGCATCCTGAGCGGTAAGGCCAGCGCCGAGCCAGGGCCGTGGCGAACGGACCGAACGCCTTACCTGCGCGAGCCGATGGACTGCCTGAGCACCACAAGTTCGGTGCAGCGTGTGGTGATGCAGTTCGCAGCGCAGACCGGCAAGACAGAGAGCGGGGCCAACTGGCTGGGCTACATCATCCACCACGCACCCGGCCCCCTGCTGATGGTGCAGCCAACGGTCGACATGGCGAAGCGATTAAGCAAGCAACGCCTTGAGAGTTTGATCACAGAAACACCATGCCTGGCTGAGCGCATAGCCCCCGCGAGAAGTAGAGACTCGGGAAACACAATGTTCTCCAAGGAGTTTCCGGGAGGAATAATGATCTTAACCGGGGCTAATAGTGCCACCGGACTAAGATCTACACCCTGTCGCTACATCTTCCTTGACGAAGTTGACGCTTTTCCGCATGATGTCGACGGTGAAGGTGATCCGGTAACACTTGCCGAGCGACGGTCTACCACCTTCAGCCGGCGAAAGATTCTCCTTACATCGACGCCGACCGTCAAAGATTTCAGCCGTATTGAGTCTGAGTTCCTGCTGAGCGATCAGCGCCGCTTCTTTGTGCCATGCCCTTGCTGCGGTCACATGCAGTGGCTGCGGTGGGCGCAGATGAAGTGGGAGGATGGCGA